GCGGAACTCTCCACATGTTGTCTTTCGACGACGTTGTATTTGGATGTCAACACGTCCAACCCCCCGATCCCAACTCCTCCCCTGGTTTCCCTTTCACAAAGATGATCAATCCAGAAACTGGAAAGCTCTATTCAAAGAACTCTGAAATCGTCGATGTCATCAAGCGTACATACCACCCTCTGCTGAAGCAGATGGTCATGCAGTACCTTGCTGACCCGGAAAAATTCAAGTTCCATTATCCTTATGTGCTTTCTTTAAAATCCGAGTTGATCGATCCTGAAAAGGCCGCCAAAGGAAAAGTTCGTGCTTTCTTCGCTGGCACAATCGTTGTGTGTCTTGCCGACAAGATGCTTTACGGAATGGATGTTTCCCATTCTATCCGTAATCACAATTATAAATCTCCGCATACTGCCGGCACAGATTTCCGCAACCCCCAATCAGTGAAGCCCATCATTGAAGCTTTCATCGCTAATCCCGATGCTGGAGTCGGCCAATGGGATGTCGTCCGTTTTGACGTGTCCCAGAAGCACGAATTCCATCAAGCTTGCTTTGATGCCTCAAGTGTCTATTACCCTGAATGTGATGTCGAACTTTATCGTCGCCATATGATGGCTGCGCAAACTCGCATTGTCGCGTGTGGAGAGATTCTTTATGAAATTGAAGATATTACTGTGTCCGGTGAATTCCGAACCCTCTTCAACAATTCTAACAGCTCCCACCTGACAATTGCCTATGCTTTTGCGCGCCTTAACATTCGCGATGCTCTTTACTTCGATGCCACCCAAGGTGATGACATGCTTTTCTTGTTCGACAAGAGAAAAGTGACCCTTCCCCAGATTGTCGAGATTGTGCGTCATGACATGCAGTGGGATGTAACCCCGCCTTCAAAAACGGGCTCCTTCCCAGCATTTTATACGTACGAAGAGCTCTGTTATTGCAAGCGTGTTCTCTTCGGAAACCATCTTGTCCTGCCCTGGGATGTTCTATCCTCCGCAGGCGGATGGCGAAAGAAGAACCACGTCATTGACACTGCTCTTGCCACAATTGGCGACATGTTGCGTGAGTCCCGCTACTACTACGACAACGACCAGACTTATGTGAAGCTCCTGGATCATTATTCCTTCCACACGCTTTACTCGAAATCTGAACTCGAAGCCGCAGCTTTTCCGCGTGCCCTCACTCGCAACACCGCCCCCATTGCTAGCAGTAGCACGCCGCCAGCACCCGAATCTGATCCTGTTCCTGATTTTGTCTTCTTATCCGTGAATGGAAATTTCCATCACTCTTATCCTCCTTATGACAATCTCGAAGTTATCAATTTCGATTGTGCTGCCCTTAGCGTGCTTGCTGCTGAAACACTCCTGTTTTCTGAGTTCGAGATGGAGCCGGTGGAAGATATGATTGAGCCTACGCTCTCAACCTACCACCAGATCTGTCCCGAATGTTCAACCGCAGGAAATCTCCATGATGACGATTGTCGCAATTCACCTGAAGTGAGAATTCTTTCTCACTTCGTTTGCCCCATCTGTCCTTATGGACTGTTTCACCATCAGGATGGTTGTCCTTGGTCGAGAATAGCGCTCTCTGAGGTCTTACCAGCCGCTGAGCAACCATGCCCCGCCGCTGAAGAGCCCCCGGAGGAGCTGTATCTCCCTTACTTCGACCCTCCTGAAAGTGATCTAGCAGAGCAATGGATTCCTGAAATCT